CGAACCATATTGATACAGCCCTTCGGTATCCTGGAGATGACAGCCTTTACATCACTTTGACGCGTCTCAATGCCAAGAAACTCATGTGGCCAATTGCCCTGGAAATCTTGGAGAAGTACAAGATCAGGGTCACGCCCAATATCTCTGAGCTTACTCTCACCTTTCCCAATAAAAGCATGATCTACCTAGCCGGCGTCAACGACAGCCGCGCGATTGAAAACTTCCGAGGTATGAAGCTCAGGCTTGTCAGTATCGACGAACCTCAAAGCATGAGAGCTTACATCGAGCAGCTCATTGATGACGTTCTTGCCCCTGCCTTGATGGATTTAAACGGCAAGATGCGCATGACGGGAACACCCGGAGCGGTTCCCGCGGGATATTTCTACAAGATCACCCAAAACGCAGCGTGGAGCCATCACAACTTCTCTCTGTTTGACAACCCTCACATTAAAGACCCTTGGACACGTATCAACCTTGAGCTTGCTCGCCGAGGTGTGGACATCAACCACCCAAGTATTCAACGTGAGTATTTCGGCCGATGGGTTAGTGATCCAGATGCCTTGGTGATCAAATATGATGAGGCCCTCAACGATTATGACGGCCTGCCTATGCTTGAGCATCGCTTGGGTAAATGGGAGTATGTGGTGGGTGTTGATTTGGGTTACCACGACAGCGATGCCATAGGTGTCTTAGCCTTTCACCCACGCGTGCCTGAGGTTTACTTGGTTGAGGAGATCATTACACCCAAGCAGGGCATCACGCCGCTTATTGGCCAGCTTCAAGAGGTCTATGTGAAATACAGACCCCACAAGGTTGTGATGGATACAGGTGGTTTGGGTAAAAAGATTGCTGAGGAAATCACCCAACGTTTTGGAATACCTGTTGCGGCCGCGGAAAAAACACGCAAGCTCGAATATTACGAATTACTCAACGACGCTTTAAGGACACGAAGATTTAAAGCCAAAAAGAATTCACGCTTTGCGCAAGATTCAAAACTGCTTGAATGGGATAAAGACTCGCGCGACAAAGACGGCAAGTTTGTGGTCTCTGAAAACTTTCACTCCGACATCATTGACACCGTGCTCTACGGTTATCGAGAATCCTTACATTGGCTTCATGAACCCGAAATAATTCTGCCAAAACCGGGAACTCAGGCTTTTTTTGATCGAGAAGAGCAAAAAATAAAGGAAAAACTCGAAGCGGAGCTTGAAAATCAACACATGAACGAGAATTTTTATAGAATATTGCCGGACTCGTGATACCTTTTTTAAAATGCCTCGTGTGACCACAACTAAAACTTTGGAGGAACTTGTTGACTTTGCCAAGAAAAACAACCTCGCCTCACTTACGTATGGATCAATATCTTTCATTTTTGCGCCACCGAAACCACCCACACCTGAAGATTTCAAAGACCCCAAAGTACAGGATCTCCTCGGTGGTATGCCCAACGACGACGACATGCTGCTTTGGTCCACGCAAGAGCAACTCAGTTTTGAAAAACCCAAAGAGCCGGAGGGCATAAGAGCAGATGGACTATCGTAATTTTAGTGAACAAGGACCCAAGTCCAACCCTGGCGGCGCTCAGTGGTGGAATGAAAAATCAAAAACAAATATCAGCGGCGCTATCTTTCAAAACATCCAAACCCTAGCCAGAGCACAAAGCAATCTCAACGCCATGCGCGGGAAGTTTATGCGACTCTACGCCAACGCGCCTTTGATGGGAGCTTTGGGAATGTCGGCTTACTCACCCAGTGGCGTCACAAGCAATCGAATTACATTCAACTTGGTTCAAAGTGTGGTTGACACACTGACCTCAAAAATGGCCAAGAACAAACCCAAGCCTTTGTTTTTGACCTCAGGCGGTGACGCCAAGATGCAGCGCAAGGCCAAGCGTTTGACACAATTTAATGAAGGTATCTATTTCCAAAACCAAACCTATCGCCTCATGGCTGAAGGTTTCCGTGATGCGGGCGTGTTGGGATCAACTGCCATCCATGACTTTGACAACCATGGCAGTGTTGGACATGAGCGCGTTTATATCCAAGAGCTTTTGGTTGACGAAGCTGAAGCGGCCGGTGGTAACCCTAGGAACTTGTATCGTATCAAGACAGTTGATCGAAACGTCCTTGAAGGCTTTTTTCCAAAATCAGGGGCAGCCATCAAGCGCGCCAACAACACCGATTTGATGAAGGCAGAGAACAGAAACACGGCCGATCTCATCACCGTGGCTGAAGCCTGGCATTTGCCAAGCGCTCCCGATGCTGGAGACGGCAAGCATGTCATTGCCATTGAAGCCAATAACGGCACCTTGATTGACGAAGAATGGCTTAGACGAACATTTCCTTTCGCCTTTTTCCACAACAACAAACGTATGCTTGGATTTTGGGGTCAGGGTTGCGCCGAACGCTTGTCGGGCATTCAGCTCGAAATCAACAAGCTCTTGTGGGTTATTCAACGCACCATGCATTTGGGTGGAACCGCCAAGCTTTGGCTTCAGCAAGGTTCTAAGATCAACACCGATCACATTACAAATGACTTCTTGCCCATTGGTTGGTATGTCAACACACCTCCTCAATACGTTACGCCTCCTTTGGTACAGCCTGAAATCTATCAACACTTGCAAACCCTTAAAAATAGCGGGTATGAGCAAGAAGGCATCTCCATGCTATCAGCTCAGAGCAAGAAACCTTCGGGCCTCGATAGCGGCAAAGCGTTACGCGAGTACAATGACATTGAGTCAGAACGCTTCATGACCATGGGGCAAGCTTATGAGCAATTCAGTCTTGATATTGCGTACAACACGATTCAGCGCGCAAAGTCTTTGTATGCTGAATATGGCGAGCTTAATGTGAAGGTTCCAGGATCACGTTTTATTGAAACCATTGACTGGAAAGATGTCGAACTTGAAGATGATCAATTTGTCATGCAATGCTTTCCAGTGTCAGCTTTCAGTGACGACCCTGCTGCGCGCCTTCAGACTGTTCAAGAGTACATGCAGGCCGGCCTCATTGATGAGCAAACAGGTAAAAAACTCCTCACACTTCCCGATCTTCAAATGGTGGAGACTTTGGATGGTGCCATGGAAGAGCGCATTCTTTCTTACCTCGATAAAATCATTGACGAAGGTGAGTACACGCCTCCCGATGAATTTATGGACCTCACTTTGGCGGGAAAACTTGCACTTCAATACTACAATTTGTACATAAACCAAGGTGTTGAAGAAGAGCGCATGGATCTAATCCGTCAATTCATGACAAGCTGCAAAGCTGTAAAAGATCGCGCTATGGAAGATCAACTTCCGCCTCCCGGTGCATTGCCACCTGGAGCCCCAGCACCTCAAGGAATGGCCCCAATCCCTCCAGGTCCCGGTGAAATTGCCGGAGCCCCAGTATTACCGCCCATGTAAAATGTTAACCAAGGAGATACATGCTAACCGAAGTCACGCCCCAAGCAACCCCTACAACCTCAGCCCCAGTTAAAGAAGATGGGAAGACGCTACCGACCGGGACCCAAACAGTCACACCACAAAATGGTGAAGCACAACCCGATGCTCAACCCGTTCCACCCACTGAACCCACAGAGGTGGAAAAACCCACACCCGATAAGGCCAAAACTTATGACGCTTTTGCGGTACTGGCTCGCAAGGAAAAAGCTTTGGTGGCTCGCACACAAGCCGTGGCCGCTAAGGAAAAAGAACTAGAATCCCTCCGCGCTGAATACCAAAAATATGAGAACCTAAAAAAAGAAGCTGCTACCGATCCCAATAAATGGCTTGAAGCGGCTGATCTTAATTACGACAAACTTACACAGTATCAACTCAATGGCGGAGGAATGCCTGCCAACGTGGCCTTTGAGAGAGCCATGGCTGAGATTGCAGAATTAAGAGCCCAACTTGAAGGGCGCGACAAGCAGAACCTTGAAGAAAAAACCAAAGCTGACAAAGAGAACTATGATCGACAGCTTCAAGAGTTTTTTGACAGCACCAAGGAACAGATAAAAGCCAATCCTAAATGGGAGCTCATCAATAGTTTGGGTCAACATGACTATGTTCTCGCAGTTATCCAAGCCGGCTGGAAAATGAACAAAAACATTAGCTATGACGTGGCCGCCGACGCCGTAGAAAAAGAGCTTGAGGAAAAAGCCTTTAACGATGTTGCAAACACAACCAAATTTAAAAGCAGGTATCAACCCTTAGCTCCTAAAGCTCCCGAAACTAAGCCCGCTCCGAGTGCCGTGGCTCAAGCTAAGTCATTGACCAATCAGATGACGCCTACGACCCAGCCAGAAAATCCAAGCCGTATCCGTACCGACGAAGAACGCATGGCGGCCGCCTTGGAGAAGTTCAAAACAATTAAAGGCTTGAAGTAAAAAAGCACTCATGTAATACTTTTAACGAAGTCAACCGTTTTCTCACCGCACGCATACAGCGGTCTCTGAAGTCATTTGTTTTGGGCGAAGACACGCACGAAAAACCCAATTAACAATTTGACCTATCTAGGAGACCGAAAATGGAGACCGTTTTAAATACGACGAGCGCCAATGCGATGCTCAAAGAGTTGTATGATGGACAAAAGATCCAGATTGCAACTTATACAAACAACCCCTTCTTGGCCATGATCCCAAAAAGTCATGACTTCGGAGGTAAATACAAACCCCTACCTATCATCTACAACAACTCACAAGGACGATCGGCGACCTTTGCGACAGCTTTGGCCAACCAAACCTCCGCAAGCATCGACCACTTCCTTTTGACACGTGCGAGCGATTACTCGATTGCCACGATTCAAAATGAGTTGATGTTGGCTTCTGAAACCGACCCAATGTCATTTATGCAAGGTTCTAAGGTTCTGATCGACAGAGCTTTGAGCCAGTGTGTGAACTCATTGTGTTCAGCTCTTTTTAGAACTGGAACCGGTACAATCGGCGCGATCAGCACGATTTCAACGGGTGTGATCACTTTGGTCAACGCCGGCGACATCGTTCAGTTCGAGCTCAACCAGGTCTTGCAAGCCAATGCAACCGATGGTGGTACACCTCGTGCTGCTTTGGGCTATGTCATCGCTGTCAACCGTGCCGCTGGTACATTGACCGTGTCTGACGTGGGCTACGGCGGTGCCGCTGGTACCCCTTCAGGATGGACAGCAGCCGACTCCTTGCTTGTTCAAGGCGATAACAACCTCAAAATCAAAGGTCTTGGCGCTTGGTTACCTTTAACCGCTCCAACTTCAACCCCATTCTTTGGTGTTGATCGTAGCGTTGATTCTCGTTTGGGTGGTCTCCGATGGGACGGCCGTTCTCAAACGATCGAAGAAGCTGCGCTTGACGCTCTTGGTTTGGTAGGCCGAGAAGGTGGAAACGTCTCGAAGGCTGTCACAAGCTTCTCAGACTACACCAACTTGGAAAAATCTTTGGGATCGAAAGTTCAGTACATCGACCTCAAAGGCCCTGCTGAGGTTGGTTTCCGAGGTATCAGAATCAACGGTCCTACATCTTTCGTGGATGTGTTCCCAGATCGCTCATGCCCAAGCAAACTTATGTACATGCTTGACATGGATACATGGAAACTTGAATGCCTTGGCGATGCGCCAATGATTCTAAAATACGGCGACAACCTTGACATGCTTCGTGTGTCAAACAGTGACGCCTCCGAAGTGCGTATCGGTTACTACGCTCAGCTTGGATGCAACGATCCTGGCAAAAACATCGTGGTTCAATTGAGCTAACGACACATAGAACTGGAGGGGCCTCATGTGGGGCTCCTCCCTTTCTGGTTCTTGGGGTAAGGCCAGATCGTACTACCCTCCAGGCGTAGAACCTGGTTTTCAAAAGGAGAGAGTAAAATGGCAAACAGATATTTAAAACAACCTACCTATGCTTTTGAACAAAGCACGGTTAGGATCAATGGTCGTTTCGTCGTGGGTTCAACCGGCGCGGTGACTTCGGGAACTGTTAAGGGCGGCGGTGTATTGAGTGTTGTTAGAAACGGCACGGGAGATTACACGGTCACCTTGGCTGATAAATACAACAAACTCATGAGTTTCAAAGCGTGGCTTGTTTCGGCCTCTGGAAACTCAGGTATTGCG